CCGGCGCGCGTCGAAAGGATCTGCGCCGCAGGCTTCTCTCCGGCCTGTACAAGCGGGCGAAGTACAGCGCGCGGAAGTTTGGCAGACTTGGCAAGCCTCGCTCCCTTTCCAACTGCACCGATGGCCTGCGCACCGATGAACGAAAGCAGAGTTTCCGTTCCAGTTTCCGCAATGGCAGCAACGGCAGCGCGTTCCTGTAGATCGCTTACGCTGAATTCCGGAAGAGGCTGGCCTGACGCGGCGGCATCGGCGCGACGCTGATCCAGTTCCTCCATGTATTCGATAGCACCGCCAGCGTATGCAGACCCCGGAACCATCGCGAGCGACGCAGCGGTCACGGGAAGTGATGCGCCGCCAGTTGTGAAAGCCAGCGGGACGGTCGCGAGCGTCGTGATGCTCTGGCCAAAGCCACGAGCAACATCGGCTGCAAACCCCTCCATCTGGTTGTAGGACATTCCACGATTCAATCCCTGAAGCGTGGCAAGTTCCTCCATTGTCACCTTGGCGGAGTAGTCAAACGGCTGATTGGCTTGGTCAATCACGTCAAGCAGGCGGAATGGCATGCGCCCGCCCATGACATCGACAAGACCACCGGGAATCTGTTCCGCAACTTCTGCAACACGGCCAACCATCTGTGCTGCTTCAGCAGCCATGCGCTTCTGTTCTGCGCCAGTCTCTGATGGGCCAGCAAAAGTCACATCACGGCTCATCATTTCCGGATTCATGCCCTCCGGATTCGCCGCACCACGCATCATCCAGTCAAAACCTGTTGTGACTTTATTGAGCGTGGCTTCAAAGAAGTTTTGACGTAGGCCCGGATTGACAATAAACGTGGCGTTGAACGCCGCCTGCCGAACCATGTCGCGTTCAACTTCACCAAGCAGTCCCGGCATGTTCGGGACGTACTGGTACTGCTGTTCTACGGCCTTGGCGACATCTGGAACCTGTGTGGCTGGCGAACCCTTGCCTGCAAGGTATGCCGATTCGATATACCGAATGGATTCGGCAACCTTGTCATCGTTGAACTGCTTCAGGATCTCATCAATGGCCTTGGACGTATCGCTCATGTCTTGTGCTTTCAGCGAACGCTCTTGATCAGTTCAATAAACGCCTGAAGGCGAACGACTCCCTCTGGCGTCGTGTCCTGCGAAAGTTCCTTGAACGCGGCGAGCAGATCCATCTGCGTGCCGCCATCAGTCTTCGGCATCGAATATCCAAGTTCAGCCATGCGGCTGTAGATTTCATCGACGCTCGTCAGGCCATCCATCTTTTCGCCCTGCATCAGCCGGGTCAACGCCTCGGTCTGGCGGGTGCGCGCAGTAGTAAGGCCAGCAGACGCGCGCTGGGCCTGTGCCTGTTGGCCAATCAACTGCTGCCGCGCTTCGGCAGTACCAGCGGACGCCTGATACGACTGGGCGCGCGCGCGCTCGGACGTGACCTTCGCCTGCTGAAGTTCACGCTCGGTCGCACGCTGTGCCTGCACATCCTGCATCTGCGTCTGCATGCCACGGCCAGCGGCTGCGGTGAACTCCGTGCCACCCGGCTGCGAGTACATCGGGGCCATGATCTGGACGCGGTGGCTGGTCATAGCCCTGCGAACGATGGCGTTGGCGACAACGTCGGCATCCTGTGCGTCGAACGGCTTCGACCAACCAATGTGACGCGCGTACTGCTGGGCCATCGACACAAGCATGGGCATGCGCTGCTGGACGGGGACGCTGTCCAGACCGTTGATGGTGGTTTCGCGCAGCACCATGTCAGCAAGGTCGTTGATCGCGCCCTCGTTGCCGTTCTGCATGTAGTACGTGGCGAAACTGGCATTGCGCGCAGCGGAAGCGACCGGAGGACGAAGTGCGGCAAACCGCTGCGTGTCGTATGTCCAACGCTGGATCTGCTGGAGACGGTTGGCCTTGTATTCGTCAGGGATGTTCGGGTTGTCCATGAACCCAAGTGCCATCTGCTCGTACACCTGCGTCTGGTTCTTGACGAATCCATCGGCAAGATGCTCGTTGACCTGCATCTGGGACTTGTCAGCCATGTCCTGTAGACGCATGAGTTCGGCACGGTCGCCAGCCTTTAGGCGAGCGTACGAACCCTGAATGGAGTTGTACGTTGCCATCGGATCTCGCTCCATGCCAAGTTGCATGGCGACGCCGATACCGGGCGCGTACGGCTCCAGTTCCTTGACCATCTGCTCCATCGCTGGCGCGAGCCGCTGCGCGTCCTGCTGGTTGCGCATCTTCTGCGCAAACTCAATGCGGCCCTGCGCACGCTGGTTCAGCATGGCAAACCACTGCTCCGACGAGAGCCGGATGGCCTGCTTCATGCCGCTCTTGTCGGTGAACATCGCCACCGGGGTTCCGTCCGGCGTGGTCCCGAAATCGAACGACTCCAGAGCGGTGTAGTGGCCGTGGTCGATGGCCAACTGCGCCGCCTCAAACGAACCGTACGGCGCGATCATGCGCGAACCGCGCTGATCCATCGCCTGCTGCGCCAGCAACTGCTGGTCGCGCAGTGGGTTCGGGATGTTGTCCGGAGCAGGAGGAACGAACCCAGCGTGAGGGACGATTCCAGTCTGCTGTTCAGGCTCCGTCGCGTCGGCAGGGGTATTCAAACCGCCCGTGGGGGCGGTATCGCTGGCCGGGGGGGCCACCAGAGGGGGCTGTGCGCTTGCCTGCATCATCGCTGCGGTCCTCCGCCGATAAGACGAGCGGTAGTGCCAGCGGCAGTAAACTCGGGAACCACCGCAGACGGAATACCCCGTGGGTTGAACTCAAACGGGAGTTGGTCGAAGCCAGAGCCGACGCCGCCCTGCTTGGCAGGAGCCTGCCCAATGCCTGTCATTAGCCCCTGAAGACCGGGGACGGCAGTAGCACCCTCCACCTGCGTCCGCCACTGGGCGTTCTGCTGGGCGGTCTGCTCGGCCTGAATTTGCGACAGGGTTGCAGACTTTGCCAGCGCGTCCAGAATGCCGCTGGTGCGCTGCGCCGCAGCCTTTGACGCCTCCACCTGATTGGAGATGTCCTGCTGCATGCCCTTGGTCGCGCCAAGGATGCCACCAGCCAGCGAACTATAGGGGTTGTCAGGTCGATACGACGCAAGGCCAGTACCGAACCCGACGAGGAAGTTGCGACCAACGTCCTGCGCTCCCTGAAGGAACGCATCCCAACCAGTCAGACGCTGGTTCTGCGACTGGGTTGCCTTCTGCACCATCTGCGTACCGGGACTAGGAAACGAACTCATGTCATGCTCCTGCTACGAATGGCGAGGCTGCGCTCCCGCCGATTTGACTTCCGATCTGCCCACCCATTGGTCCGAACATCGATCCGATGATCTGCCCAATCGTCTGCGACACGCCGGATACCAGCGCGCCACCGAAGGCAGAGCCACCCTGCATGTTCCTGACCGCACGTCCAATGTCCGATGCGTACCGCGACTCAATCGATGTCAACTGGTTCTGCATGTTGCCCATGATCTGCTGGTCACGGGCTTGACCAATCGCCATCGTGTACGCCATGTACTGGTTCGCGGCGTTCTGCGCCTGATTGATGTCGGACTGGAAGATCGCGCCAGCACCCTGCTGTTCCATGCCAGCGATCTGGCCAGCCGTGTAGGTCTGGAGGTTTGCCAGCGCGTTCGTGTACTGCTCAATCGCAGCACCCTGCTGCAACGCGCTCTGCGCCGCAACCTGATTCACGCGCCCAGCCGCTAGCGTTGTATTCCCAAGTCCTGAAGAAATGCCAGCAACCGTCTGGCGAGCGACGTTGCGAGATCCCTGTGCTTGGAGAAGCGACAGCGTCGCCTCCTTGCCAATCTCAAGTTGCGACCGAGCCGCTTGGCTCTGCACCTTGAACGCGGCGATCTTTTGGGCAGTGTCGCCACGGTATCCCTCAATGGCCTTCCGGTATGCAGCCGAATAGACATCAGCATTCGCGGCACGTTCGGCCTCAAACTTGCTGATGATGTCCGCAAACCCAGTGTCCTGCGCGGCACGAATGCCAGCGTAGCCACGCTCCAGTTGGCGGATAGCACCACTGTATTGACCAACACCTCCGAAGATGTTCTCAAACAGTGCCATTGTCGTTTATCCGCCGGGACCACCGCCGCCAAAGATGCCGAATGCATTTGCAAAATCGACACCTTGGAACATTCCACCTCCACCACCTCCAGCGGTAGATGCACCCTGATTCGACCCGCCGCTTTGCATCATGCTCCCCAAAGCACTTGATCCTGCGCCAATTGTTGCGCCAAGCAATGCGCCACCAAACGCCTGCCCAGCCTGCTGGTTCTGAAGAGCCTGCTGGGTCTGTGCCGCATAGCGAGCCTCAATCGGTCGCGTGCGGAGGTTGATGCCTGACTGCAACTGCGACTGGCGAGCAGCCTGTGCAGCGGACGTGTACGCCTGATACATGCCGGACTGGTACTGCGCCGATCCAAGACCAGCGGAGAAGATCGAACCAGCGGCCTGCGCTTCCATGTTCGCCATCGCGTTGGCCTGCGCCTGCTGTGCAGACGCGAGCGTCTGCGCATACTGCTCCTTGACAGCACCAATCTGCAACGCGCCCTGCGCGGCCACGGAGTTGACAGCAGCCTGACCAAACGACGTGTTCGACAAGCCAGTCAGCATTCCAGACATCTGGCTGCGGGCGACAGCGGCATCGGTTGTCTGCTTCAGCAGTTCTACCGTGGCATCACGACCGCCAGTAAGGGTGGCATACGCCTCCTTGCCAGCGGCTGCATACGCCTCGCGCGACGCCTTCATGGTGTCGGCAAACGTCGCAACTGACTGGTTGTAGGCATCGGAGTACAGACGCAGGTTGTTCGTCCGCTCCTCAATGAAGGTGTTGACAAGGTTGCCGAACTGCTGGTCAGAGTAGGTGCGAACCTCGGAGTATCCGCGCTCCATGCGCCGGATCGCCGCCTTCATCTGGCCATCGCCACCAAACAGGTTTGAGAAGAATCCCATCAGTAACTCCTCTTCACGTCATTTGCGTGCGTTCGCTGTTCCGCAAGCACAGCCATGCGCTCAACTCCCCACGGAACACCCGCGCTTTCGATGCGCAGGAAGATTGCCTGATCACGGATCCGGCAACGGTACGAGTCGTTCGCGCCCGGGGTCATCTCGCCAAACTCCACGGTCTTGGCGGGGTCGTACTGCGCCGCTTCCACGCGCATGCGCGGAGGAGTGATTCCAACGGGAAGAGTTGAAGTCGATGGCGACATCAACTGTTCAGGGCTGTACCGATACGTTCCCGCAGGCGTAAGTGCGGCAGCATTCGGCAACGCCTCGTCGCGAAGGAATGCTGGCTTTGAAGACGGCGTTTCGATGTGCTGGACATACCAGTTGATCGTCGTGCCATCCGGGTTGTAGACACGCAGGCCGTTCTTGATGTAGGTACGAGAAATCGGATCGGTGATGAGCGTGTCGGACGTGGTGTACGTTCCAGCAATCTCCGTCTCAAACAGGAAGTCGATAGCCTCTGCCTGCGTCAGCGGAGAACCAGTCTGAATGCCGCCGTCGTAAAGCGTGAACGTCGGAGATCCGCCGTCCGCAAGTGCATGCGTCCCGGCATCGACTACCACGAGCGGGAAGTCCGGATCATGCGAGATGGTCACGCTGGTGATGCTTTCGCCAATCGCTTCTTCAGCGGTCTGCCCGGACAACGCGGTCAGCGTCGGACCAGACAGGTACGGCTGGTACGCGGTCGCCTCAATAGGCTCATCCATCGTCAGTTCGATGCGGATGTCCTTGAGCATCACCTCGGCAAGCGAAGGATCGATCAGTGGACCGAACGTAAGCCTGCTGTCGATCCGCTGCGTCGCAGCATCAGGAGAGAGCGACAGGCTCTTGTAGCCGTTAGCGGCCTGACCATCGACGCCGCTCGTCAGATCCCTGTCGAACCATCCGATGTAGCCATCTGACGAACCAAACGCAAGGATCGGCGCACGCGACGTTCCGAACGGAAACTGGCCACAGCACGTCGGAGCATAGAACGACGGCCAATTGATCTTCATGGGCCAGAACGAGTTTGTCGGCTGGTTGTAGATCAGGTGGATGCTGCTGGACGGCAGATCGGTGCGGGACAACGTGATGAAGACGTTCTGCGCCTCTGCGTCATAGCCAAGCGCGCAGTTGAGAGTCTGAAATCGCTGCGCCTGAAAGAACGTGTTCAGCCTGTTGGACGTAATCCGATTTCCCTTGGTGATCTGGAAATCGTTTGGCGTCACCCTGTACAGGCCATCCTGCGCCATCAGGTACGTGGTCTGTTCATCGGTCGTACACCACGCATTCTGGCTGATGATGCCGACGCTGCGCGACAGTTCGATCAGGCGCGCGCCATCAACTACCGGATCAGCAGTCAGATACGTCAGCGAATGCGCTCCGGCAAACAACAGGCCGCTTTCACCAACAGGAATCAGCGCGGTAATCGGTTCGCCGGGGACTCCAAATGACGTGCTGCTCACACCCGAGACAGCATGCTCCGGACCAGCAGCGGGTGCCCAATTATCAGGATCGTTTAGTTTCGACAAAAACCAGTTATTTGGAGCGGACGAAACTCCAGACATTGCAAGACGCCCGCCAAACCGAACAAGCAGGGTGGCACGATTTGATCCAGAACCAACGTGTGTGTATGGATTTTGCGCTCCTGTAGTCCAATCAACAACAGTCGGAGTCGCGGCAGTGATGTCAATCTTTCGGTAGTACGTACCGTCAGCGAAATAGCAGTACTGGCCAAATACGGCAGCACTGATGGGACCAGTGGTTCGCATTGCTGCAAGCGCGCCACGACTGCACGCAGTGACAGTGACGCCATCATCAATGACGTAGACCTCTCCACCCTTGACAACGATGCACCGCTGCTTCAGGCCGACGCTCACGACGTAGGCATCGGCACGAAGAATCGTCTGAACCTCATCATCAGCGGCGGCACCAGCACCGGGACGGAACGCGCCACAGAAAGCCTTACGCTGTCCAAGCCGGAACTTCCCCTTGAAGGCGTCGTACGGCAGGACATTCAGCGCATCCAGCGTCATGCCAGCAGGCACGGCTGAATACGACGTGTCGATGTTCAGACCACCGTAGGGAAGTTGGACGGGGACGTATGGCATAAATCAGTACACACGCCAGCAAAACCCATGATGCCGGAATCCGGCATTTGTAAACGTGCTACCACCAGCAAATAGTCCAGCCTGACTATTTGAACCAACGACATTTGTTGACGTGTTGCGAAGAACGAAAAACACGAACCATGTGCCACCAGTTGGAATTGTGAAACTGGTATCGTTATTGATATTGCACCAATCTCCCGGAATAGAACTTCCGGAACCACTGACAAGTCCAATTGCAGACAGTGGTGCAAACATCGCAAGCGCACTTCGTGCATCCGCCTGCGAAAGCGCGGACATAGCACCAGATGTTGCAGTCAAACGACCGATGAACGTCGGTCCTGTTGCATTTAGAAGAGCAGATGGATCAACCGTATTCGCGGTAATTCCGTTGGTTGGCGTCAACGGACCAGTGATAGTCGCTCCAGTCGTAGTTGCCTCAACGCGAGTCGTTCCATCTACTGCAAGGCGAACATACGACGCGCTCGCGCTGGTCGAACCCGGGTCTGCGCTGATGACAATTCCACCAGCAGCGTCAGTATTCGCAGTGATATCGGAATACGCGGTGTTTCCACCAGTCGTATCTCGCAGCCTGATGACTGGTGCTGCGCTCTCAATGTGAACCTGCTGCGCGGGGCTGGTCGTGCCAATCCCAACACTTCCATTCCCATCAACAGTCACCTTGGTGCTGCCATCAACGGCAAGATTCAGAGTGCTGCTCGCAACGCCGTTTCCAGCATCTGCGCCAAGCGTCAGGCTTCCAGTTGTGTTGTCGGCGTCGATGACCGAATATGCAGCCGCGCCAGTGTCCTTCAACCGAATGACCGGACTTGCGTCTTCGATATGCACCTTGGCCTGCGGCGTGTTCGTACCGATGCCAACACGGTCGTTCGTCTGGTCGATGACCAGCGTGGTGATGTCTTCGGGAGCATGATTCCGCGCTCCCGTTAAATACGGGAACTGGTATGCGAGGTCGCTCCAGACGTTGGTTCCGTCGCCAACCTTCAGATTCCCGGTATCGGTTTCAAAGCCGATCTCTCCCGGGAGCAAGGTGGGGTTCGCGCCTGTCCAGTTAGCCGCCGTGCCACGACGGATCTGCAACTTGATCGACATGGTTGCTCCCTATCAGAACTGCTTCTTGCTGCGCACCCAGTAGCCAGCGATAAACGCGGCGACACCGCACATGCAAGCGAAGAACACCGATCCAAGGAACGAGGAGATGTCAGCAATGATGGTCACTTTTTCTTACCAGCCTTTCGGGCTTTCTTGAACCCTGCGTCGAACAACGGGTCTGCCGCGCGCCGTGCAGCGATCCATTCGCGCACGTTCTCGGGCTTCTCCCTGTCAATCACTTCTGCGGCCAGATCAGCCTCGCGCTGCTTCGCGCGAGGTATCCAGCCCACTGCAACACGAATCGCAGTGCCGATGCCAGTTTGCCACAGCACCACACACACGCCGACAACGACCGCTGCAACAGCCAGCCACCAAAGGACTGATGCCCACTCGGAGACGCGGTCTTCGACGCCCGTGAGGTCTTCGTGGATGCCTGCCGCGAGATCGTGGATGCGCGTCGCGGACTGGATGACAAATTCGTCTTTGATCGTCCTGCCGTGATCTTGGAGAGAGATTGCTTCGGAACGGATTTCATTGGCGTTCTCACTGATGCGCTGCGCTGACGAGCATCCCGCCAGCAGCAGACTAGTTGCGAGTATTTTCGATCTTCGTCTCAATCTTGTCGAGCCTGCGGTTGATCGACTGCTGCTCGGTCACGACCTGCATGAGCAGGCGGTCATGGTGCATGAACGCTCCTAGCACCGCAATGCAGATGCCAGTGGCAATGCCAGCAATGGCGATCCAGTCGCGTGCGGACAGTTTGACTATGTTGTCGCGTTCAAGCGTCATATGTTGGTAGCCACTAGGGTGTCAAGAACAGCATCTGCGTCGCTAGTGTTTTTCACGCGCAGGTCGTAATATTGCATGCCAGCACCTTCAGTTGTCCATTCAATGCCGACATACTGACTTGGAGACACGGAGAAATTCACTCCAGTAGTTCCAATTCCGGACCACGTTGTACTTGTTGCGCCAGTCTTGGACGCTGACGAGTTCGTGTATACCGTGAACACATCATTCCCAAGGCTTCCTGAAATTGTTTCAAGCCGCAATGTGATCGTGTTCGTGTTTCCAAGTACCTGTTGCCAGTTGATATCGCCCTGTGCATTCAACCCCGCCCAATTCGGGAGCGGAGATACGGTGTTTCCACCACCAGCAGCAGCGCATGACAGCGTGACGGTGTCCTCAATCTTTCCGGTGTTCTGGTTTCGGATCGTGATTGTCGTGCTTTGCGGAGGTGAAGCGGCTGAACCAGAAAACGCAACGTAGTGGCCAATCGGAACCGTGAAGTTTGTCCCGCCCGTAGCAACCGATCCACTCGTTGCGCCAACGGTAGTTGCGCTGCTGTTGACGTAATACACAACCGCAACTCCGGCATTCGTGTGCGTTCCACGAAGCGTCACGGCAATGCTGGAACCCTTGATCTGTTGCCAGTTCGTGATTGGATTTGTGCCTGAAGCAGGATCACTCCACGCCACAGTGTCAATGACGGTGTCTTCTGCCAAATTGATGTCAACGCCGCGCGACCTGACGCGAGAGCCGCGCCATAGTGGATCAGACTGCGCAGTGCGTAGTCGGTTGTTGAAGAACATCAGATGAATCCAACGAGCGCGTTGGCGGTAAGAGATGAACCAACGATCACGATTTCAATGAGTTCGCAGCCGCACACGTCAAGAAGCAGGAACCCGCCATTGGTGATCGTGCTGTTCACGTCGTAGTTCTTGGCATCACCAGCAAGTTTGGTGTAGGTGTTGCCCGGATACACCGTGGCGGAATTGATCGTCATCGACGTTCCGCTGTTCACGACAGTCCACGACGAAAGAGGCTGCGGACGCCACGTTCCGGACACATCCTGATTCCACCCGATGATGTGCAGGGTCGTTGTACCGCCGCTCGCACTGTTCACGGGCTGAATCTTCATGTAGGTGCGATCAGCCGGAACCGTCACCACGACATCAGCACCAGTTCCGCTCGTCGTGGTAACTGGCTTGGTTGACGTAGGTGCGCGAACAGACGGCGACGCGCTCGTCGTGATGTTGGTTGGTGAAGCAACATTGAGAGGCGCAACTGGCGTGCGCATCGCAGAGAACGTGTTCAGACCGAAAGCACTCATGGCATCTCCTTACGAGGGATTCTGGACAGGGCTGTTGATGGTGAAACCGGAATCGCGGGTCTGGTTCCAGCGGATCGGGGCAATCTGCCCGAAGTGGCTCTGAACCATCCCGTCCTTCTGCTTGGCTGCTCCAAAGATGGGGCCAGCCTCAATCTCCGCAAACCGCTGCGACTGCTGGCCATCCTCGTACGCCTCTGCAACTGCGCGGACATACGCGATCATGGTCGCTTCGACGTGCTTTGGAATCTGGATGACTTCTGTGTCGCTGGTCGAACTGGACACGCCCTGCCACGCGGTGCGGTACAGCACCTTGAGCGTCAGGGCAGACACCGGGGTCGGATACAGTTCCAGACGGCTGGACTGCGTGGTGCTGTTCGTGGGGACGATGGTGCGGACGTACGACCACGTCACCGAATCAGAAACCTGATTGAGACGAGCAGCCTCAACGTCAGCAGGCGTGCAGATCCGGATGCTCGCATTGTTCAGCCACGCGGTGATCAGTTCACCAAAGTCCGATGGCAGAGACAGATACGACTGCGCTGCGACAGTGGTGAGGTTGGAGTACGTTTCTCGGAACTTCCACTGGTGCGAGAAGAGGTGTTCACCAGCGGTGTTGACGATCTCTGCATAACGCTGTGCGACAGTCTGGCCGGAAGCGGTCGATGGGCGACCGCCGATGGCGAGCAACGCATGGTTCTTGAGATCAAGGTAGGTAAGCATTGAAATCAGCTG